CTCCACCCCAGTTCATGCTGCGGGACGGTTCACTGGTAATTGGGATTCCTGACCCCGACGCAATTTCCGTCGTCCGGAGGTACCTCGATGGCGAAAAAGCGTAGAGTCAAGATTCCGCCCGTCACGGTCCCGGCCACGGTTTACCTCGTGAAGTGGGTGGACGCGAACCACGAGGTCGAGTATGACGGGCCCTCAGTGGGATTCGAGGGCGAGTTGATCGAGGACCGCCACGTCGGGTTCCACGTCCAGACGAAGAAGGACAGCATCACTCTCGCCTCCTCCTGCACCATGGAGAACGACGAGAACAACTCGCGCTGGCACCTGACCGTGCCGCGCATCCACATCACGGCGATGATTCCGTGGGGAGAGAATTATGCCAGCGAAGAGTCAGGCTCAGGCGAAGTGGGCAAGGGCGGGGTGTCCGGGGGCAAAGATGCCAGCGGCGAAGTGCGAGGAGTTCGTGCCCCACGGAAAGGGGTCCATGAAGTCCCTCCCGAAGAAGGCAGGTAAGAAGTGATCGTGGTGGACATTCCCGACGAGGAGATTCCCGTCGAAATTGATCCCGGTGTCCCAGACGAGGACATCGAGGAGGTAGAGTGGGCGACCCCATCCAGGACTACCTAGACCAGCAGCGGCGCAACGAAGAGGCCGCGCTGATGAACCAACTCCGCAAGAAGCACGCGCAGATCATGAAGGACCACTACGACCAGGTCCCCGAGGGGCGGCTCGACATGCCGCCTCCGTCTGCGGCCGAAGAGCGATTCCCCGGCGACTACCCCGACGAGATTGGAGGGTGGCGTCTCTCATGATCTCGGAAAGGTGGGCGAAGGAATGGACGGCGGCGGCAAAGCAAATGAACGACCGAATGGAAGCCGAGTTCCCGCCGTTTGGCCCCTACAGACTGAACGCGAGTTCTGGCGGCACGCCTGCACTCCTGGGACGTCGCCTCACTCCCTCTGGTGGTTCGTCCGAATCGCCTGGGGCACCGAGTGGTACTTCAAGAAAACCGGAAAGACCCGCTGGCTCGTAGAGCGTGTCCACAAGCCGTGGCTCGCGTGGTACGAGAAGCACGCCATGGCCTGGTTCGCGCAGCGCAGGCGGGGTGAGATCGGGCGCACGTACCTCCTCACCCTCGCCACGCGCAACTTCGGCAAGACTCTCCTCCTCACGAGGGCCGCGAACCTCTGGGCCCACGTCTACGACAGGAACTACGCCTCCTACATCGGGTCGGAAACGCACCCGAAGGCGAAGGTCTTCCTCTCGTCGATCAAGGCCGTGATGGAGGGGAAGGACGAGAACGCCTGGTTCTCCTGGCTCTACGGAAACTTCTACAAGAGCGGGACGTGGAGCGGCGAGGCGGTCACGACCGCGTATCGCTCCGCGACCTCCATTCAGGAGCCGACCTTCGGGACCTACGGACTCGAAATGGGCATCACGGGCATGCACCCGGACGCCGTCACCTTCGACGATCCGACGTCCCTCGAAACCATGACGGAGGCCACGCTCCAAGCGGCGCGCGACTCCTACGACGCGACACACCCTGCCCTGCGAACGGATTCGCTATTCTCCGGCGTCATGACACGCTACGCCGGGAACGACGCGGCGGGCCATATTCTCTCCCAGGAAGGAGTGGCGACTTGGTCCGGGCTGCCATGCCCCGATCCACGAATCGTCAAAACCATCGGAAAGGGAAAGGTCCACGTGTACTTCCTACAGGGCCGGGATGTGTCGCGCAAGACAGAAGAGCACCCCAAGGGGACCCCGGTACTCCCGGAGGTCTGGGACAAGGCGGGGATGGACCACTACGAGGACAAGGACCCCGTCAACTTCGCGGCCCAGATTCAGAACGACCCCACGGTGGGCGAGCACATGCCGCTCGAACTCGCGCAACTGGAGCGCATGCTCATCTCGCGCCAGATGCTCGAAGAAATCCCCATCGACTTCGTCTCCATCCACCTCGACACGGCCTTCAAGGATGAGCAGCAGATCGCGCGCGGCGACTACAACGTCGCGGTCGGCGTCCTCCACGACATGCGTCCCAACGGACGCGTCTACATCGACAAGATCATCTGGAATAAGAAGGACCGCGCCGAGCAGTTCCTGGCGCGCCTCACCGCGCTGCTCATGTCATACCGCGACCGAGGGCTCCGCGTGAAGATCATCACGGCGGACATGGAGCAGGGCGGGACGAAGGGCACGCTCAAGCAACTGATCCAGGTGACGCTCTCGATGGCCGGGTTCCAGGTCGGTCCCGACGTCATCGTCCAGTACAACCGCACGAACAAGAAGCCCGTCCGGCTCCGCAAGGCGGCCGCGTACTGGGCCCAGGGCTACGTCCGCATCCTCAGCGGCATTGAGCACCAGGACCGCCTCATGTACGAAATGGTGAATCTCGACAAGTCGGACCACGACGACATCGCGGACGCCCTCTCCGACATCTGGCAGCCGGAAGTGTGGACCCGCCCGTACCGCGAGCGCGGGAACGAGAGTGAAACCCCCATCCAGCCTGGCGACGAGGGCCTCCGACCCGGCCTCGTTCCCGGTGCCAACCGCTTTGAAAGGCGGGCGCAGTACGATTCGCGCTACGGCGCAGGAAGCGAGCCCTCGAATGACCCCGTTTGATCCGCTCCACATCGTCTGCTTCGACATCGAGACGCGCGCGTCGACCCAAGAAGTCGGGGGCTGGGACGCTCTCCGCCAGGGAAAGGGCGGCATCTCGGCCCTCGTGACGTGGGACTCCGAGACGCAGGACTACCACTTCTTCGACGACCACACCATCGCGGACTTCGCCCACTGCGTTGAGCAGCCCGGGACGGTCCTCGTGGGGTTCAACTCGAAGTGGTTCGACCTCCCGTGCGTGGAGGGAGTCCTGGGCCGCCGCCTCGCAGTGAAGTATCACATCGACCTCTTCTCCTACATCAAGGACGCCCTCGACCGCGAGGGCCGCACGCGTGAGCGTGGCTGGAAGTTGGGGGACGCCTCCCTCCGCTCCATGGGCATCACCAAAAGTGGCAGCGGTGCGTCTGCGCCGGACCTCGCGCGCGAGCACAGGTACGCGGAACTCTTCACGTACTGCAAGCACGATGTCGTCCTGACGCAGCAACTCCTCGACTACATCCGCCGACACGGCGGCGTGGCTGACCGGGACGGGTCCCTTCTGGAACTCGACATCCCGAAGTGGCTGCGACTCCCAGCCCAATCGGCCCTGGAGGGCTAGTGGCGTTCAAGCAGATCACGCGGAGCATGAACCCGGTCCTGTACCGGGACCAGTTGATCGCTCTGGTCAACGAGCGGTTCGACTTCTCGCAGAAGTACAGTTACTCCGTGAGGAACAAACTCCCGCGCCTCTACGACGTCTGGCGCGGCATCTACACGGGGCGCTTCCACCCCCACAAGAACAACGTCCACATCCCCCTCATCTTCGCTGCTGTCTGGGCAGACGCGGCCCACAAGGCCTCGGCCTCCCTGAACACGTGGCCTATCGTCGAGTTCAGGGGCACCGGGCCGGACGACAAGCCGGTCGCCCTCAAGCACGAGAACCTGGTGTCGGCCCAGATGAAGGACGCGGACTCGTACAAGAAGGAGATCAACACCCACGTCATCGCGGGCCTCTACGGGCGGGCTATCAGCACCGTCATGTGGGATCGACGCGAGGAGATGGCGACCTTCGACGAGTACACGGCTCTCCCCGTCACGGGCGAGATGGTCCGGTCCATCCGCAAGGACAAGGTCGTCACCTTCGACGGACCCAACCATGAGTCCGTTGACCGCCTCGACTTCTTCGAACAGCCAGGCCCCATCGACATCCCGCTCATGAAGTGGTGTGGGCGGCGCTTCTACCTCGATCTGGACGACGTCCGGGTCCTTTCGAGTGGAGAGAACCCCATCTTCGACCCGGCCGAAGTGGCCCGGATGGAGCGTGAGGGCGCTGGCGCGGAGCACGCGGCTGCGGACGTCGAGACGCGCCGGTACCTCTCGCGCCTCGGCATGTCGGACGACAACGCCCGCAACATGGACAAGTTCTCCCGCCCGGTCGAGATTCGTGAATACTGGGGCATCATCCCCAGTGAGTACGCCGTGGACGGCGAGGTCAATGTTGTCGTTTCGGTCATGAATCGAAAATACCTCGGGCGAGCGCGGGGGAACCCCTTCTGGCACCGCCAGAAGCCGTTCGTCTCGCACGCGCCGACGCCCGACCCCCAG